AAAAAGGTTTGGAGCATAGCTACAAAACACGCCGAGGGCGTACCAGAATATATGGCGGCAAGGTAATAGAGAACGTGTGTCAAGCATTAGCTCGTTGCATTATAGGCGAACAGATGCTAAGAATAAGTAAGAAATATAAGGTGGTGTTAACGGTACACGATTCGATTGTATGCTGCGTTCCCGATGACGAAGTTCTTCTAGCACAGCAACACGTGGAGACTTGTATGAGATGGACACCCGATTGGGCAGAAGGACTACCTGTGGATTGTGAAAGTGGTACGGGTAAGTCATATGGGGATTGCGAGTGAGTATAGCACCTTGGTCGTTTAGTAAAGCAAAGGCATTTGAGCAATGTCCTAAACAGTTTTATCACGAAAAGATTTTGAAGCAGTATCCTGTCGAAGAGACTGACGCTATGCGATACGGCACAGAGTTCCACAAGGCTTGCGAAGATTACATTAAATCAGAAGCGCCCCTCCCTAAAAAATTTGATTTTATACAACAAACTTTAGATGCGCTTAACGAAAAGCGTGGCATAAAGATGTGCGAACAAAAGCTAGGCTTGACCGCTGACCTAGAGCCATGTGGGTTTTTTGATAAACGTGTGTGGTTTCGCGGGATAGCTGACCTAGTAATCATAGACGTGTTGACAGGTGTTGCATGGGTCATTGATTACAAAACAGGTAAGTCGTTAAAATATGCTGACAAGGGACAGTTAGAGTTGATGGCGCTTATCGTATTCAAACACTATCCTCAGATTACCAGAGTAAAAGCAGGGCTTTTGTTTGTTATAGCCAAAGGATTGGTAAAAGAAGAATATGAAATTGACTCAGAATCAAATCTTTGGGAGAAATGGCTAGGAATTTATGGTAGAATGCAGAAGGCGTTTGAGTCAGATGTATGGAATCCACGTCCGTCTGGTTTGTGTAAACGTCACTGTCCAGTGCTTGAGTGCGCTCATAATGGGAGAAACTGATGCCTTATACTAAAAAGAAACGCCCATACAAAAAGGAATACCAACAACAAAAGAAGCGTGGTGAACATGCAGATAGAATGGAACGTCAACGTGCTAGACGTGCGATGGATAAGAAGGGAGTAGATAAAAATAAGAACGGCAAAGCCGATAAACGAGAAGGCAAGGACATTGCCCACAAAAAACCACTAAGTAAAGGTGGAAAAAACAAAGACGGTGTAAGAGTACAAAGCCGCAAGAAAAATCGTGCAGCAGGGGGTGCTATGAGCAGCCCTAAGAAGAAGCGGTAGTGTTTCACTACCACGGAGAACAACATGAAGATAATTAGGGATAAGGCAATACTGCTGAAAGTCCGTAATCCTAAACAGATCACGACTGTAATCCCAAAGAGCAAGGAGTTGTCAATGAATGAAGTCGTTGTAAATTGGGGGCTTGACGAAGCCCATACCCTCTCTGGGTTAAATATAAACGTGCCGTCACCTATTACTAAACGTTATTCCTGGCCTGGGCAACATAAGCCCTTCGATCATCAGAAGTCTACGGCATCTTTTCTAACCATGAACAAGAAGTCTTTTTGCTTCAACGAACAAGGCACAGGCAAGACCGCCTCTGCTATTTGGGCGGCTGACTATCTTATGACACAAGGTAAGATCAAGCGAGTGTTAGTTGTATGTCCGCTGTCAATAATGGATTCGGCGTGGCGGAATGATCTGTTTTCTTTTGCGATGCACAGGACTGTGGATGTTGCACATGGCAGCAAAGAAAAACGTAAGAAGATTATCAACAGCGGCGCAGAGTTTGTAATTATAAACTACGATGGCGTGGAAGTTGTCAAAGATGAGATAGCCAATGGTGGCTTTGATTTATTTATCGTTGATGAAGCTACGCATTACAAAAATGCACAGACAAAAAGATGGAAAACACTAAACAAACTAATCGGTGATAACGACTGGTTGTGGATGATGACAGGTACGCCTGCCGCACAAAGTCCAGTAGATGCGTATGGTCTGGCTAAATTAGTGAACCCGATGGCAGTGCCGAGGTTCTTTGGTTCGTGGCGTGACATGGTGATGTGGAAGGTTACTCAGTTTACTTGGAAACCAAAAGAAACCGCCAAAGATACTGTATTCCAAGCGTTGCAGCCTGCAATTCGGTTTACAAAAGAAGAATGTCTTGATCTACCAGACATGGTGTATACTAAACGCTTTGTCGAAATGACTAAACAACAGCAGCAATATTACGACACGTTGCGTAAAAAGATGGTCATGCAGGTGGCAGGAGAAGATGTTACAGCAGCCAATGCTGCAATTAATTTGAACAAACTTCTACAGATCAGCGCAGGTGCTATCTACACCGACGATGGTGATACGGTACAGTTTGATATTAAAAATAGATACCAAGTTCTCAGAGAAGTAATAACCGAAAGTAGTCAAAAGGTTCTAATATTTGTACCGTTTAGACACACTATTGATTTACTTACTGAGAAGCTTGCCAGGGACGGCGTAACGTCTGAGGTCATACGAGGAGATGTTTCTGCAAGTAAACGTACTGATATCTTTTCTCGATTTCAGCACGACCCAGACCCAGAAGTATTAATTATTCAACCACAAGCCGCAGCACATGGCGTTACGTTGACAGCAGCGAATACTGTGGTGTGGTGGGGACCGACACCTTCACTAGAAACATACGCACAGGCAAATGCTCGTGTGCATCGATCTGGTCAGAAGCACAAATGTACCGTGATTCAGTTGGCAGGGTCAGCCGCAGAAAAACGTATTTACCGTATGTTAGACGCTCGTATCAACGTACATACAGAAATGATAAATTTATATAAAGAAATACTTGACTAGTTAGTATAAGTTACTATATGTCAGTATATATAAAGATACAATGGAGAATATAATGGTAGTACCAGTTGAAAAGCTTACTAAGGCTTACATAAAAATACGAGATAAGCGGTCGGAGTTGTCAGCCAACTTCAAAGAAGAAGATGGCAAGCTTGCTGAGAAGCAAGATAAAATTAAACGTGCTTTGCTTGACTACTGTAAAGAGCAAGGCGTGGATAGTGTCCGTACACCTGCGGGATTGTTTTGGCGCACTATCAAGCAACGCTACTGGACAAGCGACTGGGAATCTATGCACTCTTTTATCATGGCTAATAATGTCCCTGAGTTTTTCGAGAAGCGTCTCAATCAAACCAATGTACGTCAGTTCATAGAAGAGAACCCAGATCTAGTTCCTGCGGGACTCAATGTGGACTCAGAGTACGTTATCTCTGTGAGGAAAAAATGAGTGAAGATACACCATATGTAAATATCAATAAGGTTGCAGACTATTTTCAAGTGTCTATTTCAACTATCCGTAAATGGGTAAGTAATGGTTACGTGCCTGACAGCACGTACATAAAAATCGGCGAAGTCTACAGATTTAGACTAGACGATGTAGAGGCGGCATTGACAGCCGCTAGTAAACAGGGGCAAGATGAAACCCCACAAACATACAATGGAGAGTAAGCCATGTCAGATATGACATTATTTGAGGGTAATTCCCTCGTTAGCAGTGATCTATTTAAGAAGCTACAAGAGACAGACGACAACCTGACAGGTGGTTCTGGTGGTATAAAATCGCATCGAATCAGCTTGCGTGGTGGCAGATTTCGGGAGCTTGTCAACGGTGAACAAGTAAATGTAAAGAGCGACGGTTTTTTAAACGTCGTTGTTATAAATGCCGCGAAGCTGTCTCGTACCTACTACAAAGGTGCATATGACGCAGAGAATCCATCTGCCCCAACCTGTTGGTCTCCAGATACGCAAACCCCTTCCTCCGATGTTCCAAAAGACCAAATGCAAGCGTCGCGCTGCATGGATTGTCCCCAGAACATCAAGGGGTCAGGACAAGGTGAAAGCCGTGCTTGTAGATTTTCACAACGTTTAGCGATTCTGTTAGAGGGGCAGATGGATACCGTGTATCAATTACAACTACCTGCTACATCTATATTTGGTGAAGCAAGGGACGGTAACATGGGTATGCA